ATAAGTTGCAGATACTGGCGCAGTAATAGTATCAAAAATATCAATACTTCCCGCTGTACCAGTTCCCAAATACACCAAGTTTTTCAAACGAGCGCGACCAACAACCATAATGCCAGAACCACTGAGGTGTGAGCCTTTTACGTCATACTGCATCGTCATAATCAATCTCCTTGTTTAAAACTAGGGGCCGAAGCCCCCGTAGATCAATTAAGCAGAAGCTGGAGATTGTGTTCCGTCAGAATTAGCCACTGAGTAAACAATGGTGTACTGAACAGTACCAACAGTTACGTTAGCGACTGTTGGGCGTAAAGTAGCAATAACTGTTACGTCTGTTGGGCCGATACCGATACCGTTTGGAGAAGCAGTAGATGTTGCGCCAGCCCAATTACCTAACTTGGCAGCAGCACCAGTGTTAGCCAAACGGCCTTGTGTAGTAATGTCTGTTGAAGCCCAATACAAAGCGGTTGAGCCTGTAATACCTAATGACATGTTAGCCGCAGTAGAGCCTGTAAAAGCTACTAGCGTATCAACAAAGATGCTAACAATTTGCGATCCAGCAGGAATTGTGAACAGAGTAGTTGTAGTGTCGGCTGTATAAACTACGCCGTCATAAACTACTTTTTTAGTCTGGCTGACGTTTGTAGCGCCAGTGTTTTGAATGGTGCCAGCAGTAGTGCCAGTTGTGTTTTTAACAGTGCCCAATAACCAAGGGCCAAGGTGAGTTGCGAATCCCATGAGGATCTCCTTACATGCGTTACGGTGTATCAATCTGCATGAGGTCAGCCGGGCCTGTTTGATACACCAAGAAAATCCCGGTGGTGGTGTAAATATACACCAACCAAAAAATAAAGCAACAAAAAAAGGGGCCGAAGCCCCTTTCTTTTTAGGACGAACCAGGTGAGCCGAAGATGCCCAGTGGATCTGACACGCCAAACGAGTAACGCTCGCGGGACTTGTAACGGACGTTACCAGTATCAAAATCACCGTCCATAGACTGTGATAGTGGAGTACGGATGAAATGCTTCAAACCGTTAGGTACATCAGTTGTCAAGAACCAGCCATTAACGTCGGTCAAGTAGTGGTTAACAGCATAGCCTTCAGGGATAGAACCGTTGTTTTTCAACGCGTTGATATCATTGTCGGTTGTGCCAACACGCAACTCAGTTTCCAACAAGCGGGTTGCAACGAATTGCAATGCTGGTGGAATGATCAACTTGCGTGGCTTAGCAGCGATCAAGAGACCGCGCTCGTCTGTCCAAGCGGCGATTTGAATAACAGCGTTTTCCAACGATGTTTCATTCAAGTCAGCGCCAGTCGTAGGGCGATTGCTGTTAGTGCCACCAGAGATCAATGGGTGCGCTGTAGAACAGAGAACCACGCCGTCGCCGTACGTTGGGCCACCAGTGAACGCATTGTTTAACACGGCAGCAGCCTTGACTTGCTTGGTGTAAGCCATAGCGCGAGCCAATGCTTTGGTGTAACGGCTAGACAAGCTGTCGTACAAGTTATCTTCCACGGCTTCTTCGGTGATGGAGAAACCCATCGCGATTGTTTCGTGGTTGTAACGTGCAGTCCATGCTTCTTGCGCGTTGTCATAAGCGATGGCTGAGCCTTCGTTCTTGACAGGAGCGGCAGAGAAACCTGACAGCTTTGTTTCCTCTTCGAAGCTACGCTCTGATGTCTCAGTTTCGTAGATCTCTTTGTGCTCTTCGCCGTATTTAGCGTACTCCAAGCCAAACAAAGCGTTCAAGCCAGGTAAGAGTTCTTTAAGTAGTTGTGCGCGTGAAATAGCCATTATTTACTCCTTAAACACCAGTGGTGTTGTTATATTGGTGAGCGTTGATCTTCACCAGCAACTCGGTGTAAACACCAGTAGAAGTAACTGTAGCAGGGACAACATCGATAACACGCAATGGAATAGTTGCAGTAGTACCAGCACCAGTTAATGTCACAGCAAAAGCTGAGTCACCAGTAGTAGTGGAACCTGCGTTCAGGACCAAAGCAACGTTAGAACCAACATCAGCGCGGCTTGCGGTGCCCATTGTTGTACCAGAGGTAACAACGGCCACTTTAAACAAAGCTTGTTGATCATCAACTACGTAAGCAACAGCTTCGTTTGTAGACGTAGATGCCAAAGCGGGAATGTACTGCCCTTGGATCAATTGACCCGAAGAGTTAGTATATTGACCGCCAACGCACACGCCAACAATAGTGCCGCTGTTAGTAAGGGTAGATTTAATCAAATAACCGGTACTGTCGATTTGTACAGTATCGCCATTAAAAATAGCGGTACCAAAACCAACGGCGACGGGGATCTGACGAACCGCACCAGCGTAGGGCTTGCCATCAAGCGAGTTGATGGCCTGTAGGCCGTAGGGGGCCGAGACCGTGGGATAAGCCATAAAGACTCCTAAAAAAGTTTACATACCTTTACCAAAAGTAACTTTGGATTTGCGTTCACTGAACACAGGCATCCGTGGGTCACTTTCACGCATGAAGTTGCCGTCTACTGCGGTCATCTGCGCATCCGCTTGATTGCGGTAATACGCGTCACGATCGTTCGCAAACTCAACTGGGATTTTGCAAAGTAGCAATCCACCGACCTCAATACCGTCTGGAAAGCGGCTATTTGCGCTGCTTAACATTCGGAGTTTAGGCTGTGACGCTGCTGTCACGGGTTCCCAACCCTCGCGTAGTTTTGATGAAATATTCACAGGATCGGCATTTCCGAGAGAGCTGAGGCGAATCCACCTAAAAACATATCCATCTTCCGGTTCTGGATCTGGCAACAGCTGTGGCGGCTGCCATTTTTTAGGACGAAGGGTCTCTTCTCTCGTGACTGCGTCACGTTTTTCGCGAATTTGTTCAACCATGATTATTTCCTCATTTCTTCCGCAACCTTACGAGCATAGAGTTCCAAAGGAACACCTAGTCGTTTGGCGATTTCCACCTGCGATTTGGTAAGTACGACTTTTTTAGGCGCAGTACTACGTGTTGCCGGTGCGACAACGTTTGATTTAGGTCGTGGAGGGGGCGCATCCACGGGTTCGTCAGACTCAAACGAATCTGGGAACACTTGTTTTAACCTGGAATTTAACCGTTCGTAATAAGTATCGGATCGAGGGTCAATGCCTTGGTTGACGAGCTTCGTATGTAAGCCCAACGCAAAACTAGTCATTTCCTCATCGCGACCAAACCATTGGTTCTGTTCTTGCCACGCCGTAGCACGATGGTCTACTGGGGCAGCAGGAGCTGGTTGGGTAGTTTGTACCTCATTTTTTTCTTCTTGTAAAGGGGTAGGCTTAAAATTATTTACACGGTCCGCTCTTAGCGTTGCTTGGGTAATTTCTCGCTGTGCCTCTACAAGAGCGTCCGTATCACCTGCCTCATAAGCAGTACGGTACTTGCGCTCCGCCGTTTCCAGTTCATTGGCTACGACTTTCTTAGCTTGGTCAATAAGCGCCGCTTGGCCTTGAGACAATGAACCCTTGAGCTTTTTGTTCTCTTCGACAATCGCGTGTGCAATACGGACGGCTTCTTCTTTCTCACGTTGCGCAGCCTCTTTAGCGCGCCGCTCTTCGTGATAGCCTTTGGTAAAGTGCTGAATACGTTTACGAACGCCTTCGTCGTATTTGTTCAACTCTTCTTCGGTAAGCTCTTTGGGAGGCTCAGCCATTGGCTTGCGGCCTCTGTCTTCCGCAGGAGTATCGTCAACGATTTCAATCTCGCTGGCTTCTTCTTTGTCTTCGTCAGGCTCAGGTGTTACCACCCTACTACCCGCACGAGTCTTTTTTTCTTCCGCCTCATCGGGGAATTCGTACTCTAGTTTGTCCATGGTTTCTCCTTATCCTGCTCGGGTGATACCGCGCGGGTCTTGAACCACAGCCTCGACCGAATCATCATTGATGATGCGGAACTCTTTGCCGTGAATCTTGATACGCGTGCCAGTGTTGGGGCGAACCAACACAAAATCGCCTTGCTTGCACGATGGTCCGCTTGGGAAGCGTTTCTCGTCCTTGTAGGCGTCTGGTCCTAACTTCACCACAAACAGTACGGGAGACAAAATTTCTTCGTAGTGCATAGATTGAGCAGACTTAACTAAGCCGCTTTCACCATACTCTTCGTCGACATCTGGTAACACGCACAAAAGATGGAAAGTTACTGGGTCGGGGACCTGTTTTGCTTTATCTTCAGCCGGTTTATGCAGGATCTGCGATAGATCCACCGCCTGTAAATCAAACTCAGTCGTCATTGTCGTATTCCTTAAAGTTACGCACGAGGTCGTTTATGTGGGATTGTGCGGTCAACAGACCTCGGATAACACCGCACACCTCTTTGTAGTGAGCGAAGTCTTTACAACTCCCATCACCCAAATAGTCGACAAGTTCTTTCCTGCGCTCCTCTATCTTGGAGGTCAGGTGGCCCAATATCTTTTCTTCCATCATTCTCCTTTTCTACCCGACGGTTTCGCAGTCGGTTGTTGGCGAGCCTGTTCCGCAGCTAACCTAGCAGCCTGATCGGCGTGGTGTAGCTTCTGGAGATGTACTTGTCCGCCATGGGCCAGCTTTTGGCCATGGGTTTGTTGCGCTTGCTGCATACCTTGTTGGGCTTGCATCGCGGCTAACTGCTGTTGTTGCTGAGCTTGTGCCATCTCTTGTGCATGGCGTTGCGCTTGCATCTCCATCTCGGCGCGGTGACGCTCTGCCACGATGACAGGATCCTCGCCTTGTTGGCCAGCTTGTTGATATTTGAGCTCGAGCTCCGCTTGCTTGAGCATGAGATCGCCTTCGACCTTTTTCGCTTTGGTCTGTGCGTCTTGTGCTTTGATCTGCAACTCTTGCTGCTGCATCTGCACCAGGGGATCTTGCGCCATCTGTTGCGCTTGCGCTTGTTTTGCTTGAGCTTGGTTTTGCTGTAGCAACTGAGCCGAAGCCTGAGCTACCAACTGAGATAACTGCACCTCGACATCTTCTGGCAAACGCTGGCTTGGTGGTGGCAGTGGTACACCCATTTGTTCCTCGATCTTCTTGCGGTACGCAAACGCTAAGTGTTCAGCTATGTGAGCTTGCACTGCGGCACCCATTTGCTGCGCCATGGGGTTTTGTCCCATCGTTTGCGAGATCATGGGGTCTTGCAAGAATGTTGTATGCGCAGCAATGTGCGCATCGTGATCTTGGAAGATAAACGCTTTAGTAGGTTTGCCGTTGAGAAAGCCCATGTTCTCACTGATCGGGTCGATCGGAGTTTGGTCATCATCTGTAGGCACTAACTTGTCGGCGTTCTTAACTCCAAGCACCTCGATCATCTGACGATGCAATAAGGGCAAGTTGTAGATCTGCGGAGCCTGTGTTGACAACTGCATTACCGCTTGGTACTGCATGATGCGCTGAGCCATCGTAGAACTGTTGGGATCGCTGACCGGTATTACTTCAACTAAGTCGTAGTCAGATTGCTTGGCCTTGCGGTCTCCACCTTGTGGGTCGTAGGTGTAGTCTGTAGGAGCGTAGTCACGGATGATGGATTTCAAGAGCTTGAACTCTTGCTTCATCGAGTAGTGCACGCGTGCCTGCACGGCAGACATTGTTTTTAACTGGCGCTCAAGGATAGCCAGTGTGGTACCTACAGGAGAGTTGGCACTCATATCGGACACGTTCATGTCGGCGATTGAGCCTAGACGACGACCTTCTTCGGTGATGCGATCTAATAACCCAGCCAGAACTTGTGATGGTTCTTTGTATGGCAGGGCCATGATGTTGTCTTTGATCGAGCCAGATGGCACGTCTACATCACGGAACTCACCCGGAGCAATAGGAGTGTCATCCCCTTTAACCCGTAGACCGCGAGACTTTAGTCCGCCAGGCAAGTTAGATAACGTACCTGCATCAATCAGCTGACGGATTAGCGCAGTACCCGCGCGTGCGTAGCCACCGATTAAGTGGATGTAGCCAAAACCGTAAGCACCAAACCCAGGTACATAATCGTATTGAACAAAGTGATCACGCTTGAGCCTTCTCTTATCGTCTTCTTCCCAGTTGCGGCGAATCGCTAGCACTTCAGTCGTGCCACGGTCAATCGTAACTACATATGGCAGTGCGATGCCATCTTCATCTTCGTAACCAGGCATATCCCAGTCAACGTGGATTTCTAATGTTTGATAGCGCTCATCATCTGTAAGGTTGTAGCCTTGATCGTCAGCTTTCTTCTTCTCCACATCGTTGTGGATAGTGACTGGTTCACCTAAGTCAACGTCACGATAGAACCCTGCCACTTGCAGTTTCTTAATGTCGTTCTTGGTCTTACGCATGACGTGAGTTACACGCTCAGCAGTACGCGCACCCGTTGATCCGTAAGGAATAATCACATCTTCAGCAGGTAAGAAGATCGCAGTCTGACGACCCAACGATGGATCGTAGTAAACCTTTTTAAACGCTGAGCCAATCAGGCCTAAGTTGAACAGCATGCGCTCATGCTCAGGACGGTACTCAGGCATAGCCTCCGTCAACTGGTAGTTCATGTCCTCACGTACGCGTTCAGCAGCTTCTTCTTTTAGCTTGTCTATAGCACCAATGATTTCAGTCTTGACCGGACCCGCCGCAGGGAAAGTCTCAATAATCGTCTCACTTTGGAAACGTACAGCCGCTTCTGTGAGGATA